AAATCGTCAGGAATGTGTCAGAATCGCCATACAATCGATTTTAACATCAAACCTGACCGTTTACACCTAATGGAAAAAATAACGGCTCATACGCCGTTATTTTGAGGTTTTGCACATGATCCGAAAATCAACGGATTAAGGACATTCCGCTTTTGCGGTTGTTTACCGATTGGGACATGTAGTTATAGAAATATGCGCCCGTTAACCGCTTATCAAACCAAATTTTATTATTGTTGATAATTTCGGGTAAAATGGGCGGTATTTTGTTCGATGGTATGTTCATTAATGAGGTGTAATAATACGGTTTTACATTCGGTATCAAATCCAGCACGATGTTATAATGACCAATGTTGGTTTTTGGGTTAATTTCACGGACAAAAAGATAAAATTCGCCCGAATCAACCATTATATGACATTCTAACAATTTTTCATCAAATTTGATGAAAAACTTATAACGGCTATTTTTGGGTTTGAATTTCGCCACTGGATAATTGGGTATTTGCCATTTACCTTCAATGATCATATCCGATGATCCGTCATTTACACCGAATGCGAAATATTTCGCTGATGTACCTAATAACGATCCTTTACGCCTTTTCGCGCAAAATTCAATGGCGACTTTACAACCCGTTTCATTATCGTATTTGGTTGCTATATCGCCTTGATTCAACTCAAAACCGTTAATGCCAAAATGGTTGAAATACGGGTTATACGGGTTAACCGTATTACCCAATAGCCAGATTTTAACGTTCGTTCTATCGCGTACAATAGTGGATATGATGTTTAGAAATAGGGTTATCTCATCGGGAATATAACCCATCGTGGATAATGATATGAATTCCTCAAAAACGATGTTATCCACATTCGGGAATGAATTCCCTTTAAGGCGTTCTGATTCTGAAACATCCCAAACATACCCGATGGTGTTGTTATCATCGATAATCGGTTTACCTTTTTCATCAAAATCAACCAATATGTATCTACCCGTGCGGTAAACGATGGATGAAAAACGCCCATCGGTTAATTCAGGTAACTGGCTTATTAAATTACCATCGATAAAATTCTGGGCGTTTGTGGGTTTCACATCTTCAACCCAACGTCTTAAAAGGAAAAATTGACCGCCCGTTTTAAGGTAATGTTGGATGATGTATTTTTGAACGGCAAAAGTTTTACCGTTTCCACGTTCGCCGATGATCAAATTATAATCGGCGTTTTCCGATAGGATTCTGTCCAACTGATAATAATTCGAATCGTTAACGGGTGTCGTTTCGGCATGATCCGAAACACGATCGTTTTTAGAAACCGCCTTTTTGGGCGTTTTGGTTTTGGTTTTGGCTTTTGATGATTGGGTATCAGTCATAATGAATGATACCCAATCAAAAGTTAATAACGTTTGTTTAGTAATCCTCAGGGAATAGAATCGTTGTAACCGAACGATCCCATTCGGTTATAACCCATATGGTTTTATCGTCAATCTCATAAACCGACATTATCCGTTCACCGTCCCTTAATGCGGTTTCGTTGGCGTGCCAATCCTCAAAACACAATTTACCCCAATCGCCAGATAGGTGTCTGAAAACACATAACTGGATGAGTTTCTGGATAACGTTCTGACGTATGGGGTTGGGGTTGTCCAGTTGCATGATCCAATCGCCAACGGTTGACGTTGTAACGATCATGCCAGACGGAAATAACCCCGTAATCAGAATTTCGATCATCCTATAATCGCCGTCAATTTTCCATTTTACATCATGTGCGATTTTAATATCGCGGTTTTTGATGTAAGTATTCATCAATTCATCGATGTATTCGTTTTCATATTCCCAATCCATTAAAACACCTTTTGCAATTGTTTTATCAAATCCAAAAATGAGCCGTTCATAGTCAATGTAAAATCAACTGGGGTTAAATGAACGCCGTATTTCTGTTTGACATGGTATGTTTTACCGATGTAATCGGTTACTGTCAAATCCACATCGTGATAATAGACGCTGGCTAATTTCCCCGTTTTCGTATCGGGGACATGCAAACCGTCCGCGAACATGTCGAACGCCGCATTTATCGATACGGTGTCGGATTGACTGACATAAGATATGGTTTTGGCACAATTCATAAGATAATCGCCTAATTTCTTAGGTGAAATACCCGCTACGGTAGGGAATATTTTCCCATGATCGTATTTGACGTAGCGTTTAGATCCCAGCGTTTTAAACATGTCGTATTGTCCTTCAAAATCCCAAACCCCGATAGGTTTCGGTTTCCCGTCAATGGTTTTAGGGGACAAATCCGAACGGTCAAATTTGCGCCGTTTTGCCAACATCCAATCGAATTTCAAATTTAGGTCATGATGATAATTCGTCAGGTATTCGTCCAGTTTTTTCGAATCGGCAAAAACCTTAATCGAATCTGTATCAGAATAGATGTAATCATCACCTAATGTTTTAATCGCCGTCCATAGATTGAAACGGGCGTAAGATGTAATGAAAACACCCCACGGATAATAAAGAAAACGTGTTTTTGAATTGTTGTTTTTATCGATGTTTTTCTGTTTTTCCTCATCGGTTAACGGTGTCGTTGTCCAGTTGATACCATCGACACCGATAACATCCCTTAGAATACGGGTAACACACATGCCATAAAGACTGTTTAACATTCCTTTTTTGATTTGGTATTCCTCAGTCCTACCTTCAACACCTTTTAAGGTTGTTTTTGCATTATACAAATCCAGAATTATGTTTATCATTTGGGTTGGCAAATAATCGTTATCCCAAACCAATACGTTGGAAATATCGATTTTATCCCAATCATAACATTGGTTGATTATCTTAAAATCCACATCCGTACATGTCATAGCGAATTTATCGCATGATCTAATGCGCCCGTTGTCCACGATCGGATTAACAACATGTACTTTTGAGGCGTCATTGGATAGGTAACAATCCCCGACATCATCTTTAACGTAAACATCCGACAGTTGCAAATCGAAAATAAGACTTTTATTCGCGTCATTGACCAAATCCCGTAATTGATCAAAAGTCAAACTGTCGATATGTTCGGGTTTCCCCATGGGGAAACGTTCGGATAACATGACGGCTGGATAAGACGATGTAAAATCATATGATTTGACATTGGTTAATGTTTTACCAACATATTTGGCGTTTGCATGGGTGAAACCCCCGAAAAACGCCCGTTGACATTGGTTATATTCATCGTATGACAGTTTACACCTATCCATCAATTCACGATAACGGCAATAGTTACCGAATGATCCTGATTTGAAAATGTGTTCACGGGCGTATTTACGGACACGCCCCGTATTGGTTAATGGTATCGATTGGACACCATGGTATTGTTCGATTTGTTTCTGAATGTATGAAGCTAAAACGTCAACATCACCGACACAATACCCCAGTTCAGTTTCTGATAACGGGGTTTCAGGTGTGCGAATCAGGTTATAATCCAAATCACCAACCTTTTTGGTAAAACCCGAATCCAACGATTCACCAATCTTTTTAAGGGACAAACCGCCCGATAGAATCAACGAATCACGGAATTCAAAACCCCGATTATCCCGAACGTATATCGGCTCATGAGGGTTTGCGTACAATTCCGAATCGATCCGTAGTTTATCGCGGATGAATTCAAAATCAAAACCGAAATTATGAACGAAAACATACAGTAATTTTTCCCGATCATGTTCGGTTGTCAGATTCAGGATCATGGACAAACGGGTTAAAAATTCATCCAACAATTCGGTTGTACGTCCATAAATAGCGATTGAATCCTTATCGGCTGGATTACCAAAACGGAACATCCAGATATACAACCATCCGATTTTATCACCGTTCGAATCGATGTAATTCGATGTTTCGGTATCAAATGCAATAGGTATGTTGTAAACATAACTTTTTGAATGACGTTTGTTATATTGCTTATGACAGTTAATCAGGGTTGCAACCCGTTTAACTGTCGTGTCCAGTGTGTCATTGGTGATTGGGTACATGCTGGACACACCTTAAACACGCCAATTATAGTGTAGTTGTCCGTATTGGGCGTTTACGGTTGCTTTTCTGGATTGGCTCATCTTTTTAAGCAATTCGTAAACCTCATTGGGGACATATCATCCGTTATCGTCCCGTCCTCAATCATCGAATCTATATCATGAACGGCGTTATATTTGTCCAGGTATCCCAAACCGCCGTTTTTAGACAATTCCTCGATATCTTCATACAAATCAAAAACGTCTTTTGCTTTTTGTGAAAAAGCGACATAATCGCCGTCAAATTTCATGTTAAAGTTTTTGATCATTTTATCCAGCGTTTCTTTAATTCCCGTACGGTTTGAAGTTGTGGAATTCAGAAAATCCATCATCTGACGATAAGCCGTCTTTATTGATTTGGTATCTGTCAGGTTTTGGTTTTTCAACCCGAAACGGGTTAATCCGTCTTTTTCCAAATTGTGAATGGCTGGCGAATAATAGCCGCTTTTCTTAATGGCGGATATGCGTTTATTGGCGACTTTTGATTGTTTGGTGTATTCGGCGCGTATTTGTGCGTCAGTCATACGTCCCAAATTGGCGGATGTACGGACGGATGGTTTGTACATGTGTTTAGCAAATCCTGAATTAATCGCCATTCAATCACCCATCTGGCTGTCATTTAGTGTGTCTTTATCATCGATGTTTTCATCATCGATTTTTTCGATCGTGAAACGATAGTGTTGTTTTTGTTCAAAACCCAACATCGTTATCGATTGAGGGACAACTATAATAGTTGACCGTCCTAAGTCGCGTGTACGTGCTACGAAAACGGCTTTTTTAATTTCATCCATAAATTAAGATACACTTTTGATATTATAATAATATCTTATCACAAAAGGGATAAATTATTTATAGTTATAACGTTAATATGGATATTGTCCAATGGGAAAACTGAAACCCAAACCGACACCCAACCCGACAACCGCCTTTAATGGTTGTGTTTGTTCGGTGTTTCGTGTTGTGTTTTCGTTTCCTTTTCCCATTTACACCCCTTTTTCATTATTTCTGAATCCATCCAATCATCAAACATTTATCACAATCAGGAATGTGTGAAAATGGGACGCTTTAAAGAGTTGCTAACAAATCAGTATTATGCTAAATCCTCAATCGCCAATGATGACGAATCGGATGATGACGATTAAGCACGATCCTTTTTCGGATCATGTGCAAAACCTCAAAATAACGGCGTATGAGCCGTTATTTTTTCCATTAGGTGTAAACGGTCAGGTTTGATGTTAAAATCGATTGTATGGCGATTCTGACACATTCCTGACGATTT